GAGCAGCTTCACGGTCGCAACGGCCTGCTTCTGCATGACCAGAGCGGCGGTCTTGGAGAAGTCGCCACGGTAACGGTTGCCCGTACCAGCGGCAACGCCGGTCGAAGCCGAGAGGTCGGTCTGCGGCAGGTTGTTGGTCTTGACGATGCTGATGCCAGCGATCTTGATGATGTCGCCGTCAGCATACGAACCCGAGCCACCCCAGTCCTTGTTCAGGTTGTTCACGGCCTTCACGAGGCTGTAATACTGGGCGGGGCGGACGAAGCACACGCGCTCGTCTTCCGGCACGTCCTTCTCGTCCATCTTCTGGGCAGCGGCGAAGATGGCCGCAGCCAGGTCGTCACCGTTGGTCATGAAGTTCGGGGTGCCTGCGACATCGCCCGTGAGGATGACGGAACCGCCCGGTTCGCCGGTCACGACGTTCGCAGCGCGAGCCGCGAGGACGCCGACCTGCAGGATGTGCTGGTCCATCTGCTTGCCGAGGGCCTTGCCCATCTCCTTGGAGTAGATCGAGCGGTAGTCGTAGTGGGCCTTCGCTTCGTCGATGTTGGCGATGAAGCCATGCGAGACCAGAAGGTCGTCGATGGTGATCACGACCTCGTTCGAGTTCATGCTCAGGCCCTGAAGCTCGGTGCCCGGGATATGGTATTCGGCGCCAACGCGACCCGTTGCCGGGAACTGCGCGGACTTGCCGTTCTGGATCGTGCGGACCTGAACGTGCTGGAGGGCGACGTTGGAGGTCTCGAACGAGGTGATCACTTCACCGGCGAACAGCTTGAGGAAAGTTGCGTCTACATCACCGGCACCGTTGATCTGGCCGATACGGACGACGTTTGCATTTGCCATTGGGAGTATTTCCTATGAAGGTTGAAAGAAGTTGATCAGGCTTCCTCGTCACTTCACCGGGCACTCAAAGTTGTCTCGACGCATCGAGGCTAGGAGGCATGGGTTATGTTCTGAGATTTCCTGTGGAAGCCGCGCATTCGGCGCAGCACTTCACGAACTTTTCTTTCAGACTTTCAGGAGATACTTCGGATTGGCTGGCACGGAAGGACTCGAACCTTCAGCCGCCCGGTTAACAGCCGGGTGCTCTACCATTGAGCTACGTGCCAGAGACGGTCACCCCCGGAGGGGTGCCGCAGATTTGCTTAGCGACCGCTTTCCTTGGCGGGAGCTTCGGCCTTGTCGGCCTTGGGCTTGGCGTCCTTGGCAGCAGGCGTGATGACGCCAGCTAGGACTTCGACGACCTTGTAGACGACCTCGACAACAGCGTTGTCCTTCGGGGTCGGCGTCAGGTTGACCACGGCGATGGCCGCAGTGTGGAGGGCGAGAACAGCCGCAATCGCGGTGCTCGCGTAGTTCATGAGATCAGCCATGTGGGTTCCTTAGAAGATGTTGGACCGGGCGAGCTTCTTCTCGACATCGGCCCGGTATGCGGGGTCTCGGTCGTAGCGAGGGTCTTTCATCGCTGCGGTGAGTTCGGCGGTCGAGCGGAACACTTCCTGAGAAGCGCTTCCGGTGTCGGCCTTGAGGAGGGTGGGTTCGCTGCCGTTCTCGGCATCGTACTGGGCCTTGAGGCCAGCCAGAGCGAGCTTCATCGCGCCCATGTCGCCGCTGTCCATGACAGAGTTGAAGGCGTCGATATCGGCTGCGTCGAGGGCGTCAGCGGCCCACGTCGAGACTGCCGTGAAGCCTTCCTCGCCGCCGACTGCAGAGAGCAGCGTGGCGCGGTGCGTCTGGGCGATGGCCTTCTGGCCTTCGATGTAGGCGTCCACCATGGCGCGGGGGATTTTGGCCCCTTCCAGCGCGGCGTAGTCCTCATCGGAGAGTGCGCCCGTCTGGGCGAACTTCGCGGACAGGGCGTCGAAGTCGAGACCGGCATCGGTCACCAGCTTCTGGGCCTGCTCCTCGGTGGCGGCAGGCGTCTGCTCGGCGGGCTTGCCTGCGGACTGCTTGGCTTCCAGCTCGGCATAGGCCTTGGCCAGGTCTTCTGCGGACTGGAATTTCTCGGGCAGCCAGCTCGGGCGTTCTTCCTGAGTGCCGGTCTGTTCGGTCTGATTGCCGCCTTCCGGCTTCTGCGAGTCATCGAACTTCTCGATCATCGCGGCATCGTACTCAGGGGTTCCCTGTTCGAGCACAACGCTCTCAGGGGTCGGGGTCGTAACGGGGTCCATCAATTGTCCTTGGAGGTTGGTAGAGGAAAGACCCCCCGGGTGCGCTTCCATGGAGAGGCGTGGGGGGTTCTGTTGGTCACTTGTCGGAGAAGAGAGCGCCGAGGATTGGCTTCTTCTTCTCGATCTTGAGGGAGTTCCGCTTCGCCATGGCAGCCTCGTACTTCGACTTCGGCGGGTACTTGGGACCGGACAGGTCGCCCATGTCGCGCATGGCCTGCGGGGTGCCCTTGTACTTGTCGGGGTTGATGCTGTCGTCCTTCGGGACATCCGGGAAGGCGAGCTTGGCGATAGTCTTGCCGATGCCCTTCAACTGCCGTTCCTCGGTCGAGAGGCCGTCAGTCGGGGTCGAGGCCTTCACGGACGCACCGGCCATGGAGGACGTGGAGGTGTCAGCCGAGGCGGATGCCTTGACGGTCGCCTTCGATGTATCGGGGCGGGCTGCCGGGACCGGGCCGTGCTTGGGGAGTTTGGCGGTGGCGGCGAGCTTCGTGGTGTAGAGCTTGCCGTTCCAAGTGAAGGTCTTCTTGCCAGCCTTGCGGGCTGCGCTGAAGGCGTTGCCGAAATTGCTCATCGCAGCTCCTTAGTTGTCGATGATGAAGATGCCGCCGCCGTGGTAGACTTTGTCCTTGCCGTCAGCGGTTTTGGTGATGGAACCGACTTCGGGTTCCGTGGAGGTTGCGACCTTCGGGGCTGCCTTAGCCTTGGGCTTCGGTGCCGGTGCCGGGGTCACTTCCGGGGTTGGTTGATCCGTCATTTGCGTTTGCCTGTGGGTTCATCTGGTCTCGGAGGATGTTCATCGCATTCGGTCCCAGCTTATCCACGAGCTGCTGCATGAACTGCTGCTGCTGCTGCTGAGCGATCTGTTCCGGCGTGTAGACCAGACCAGCCATGTCGATACCGAGAGAGGTGCCCACGCGGGTGAGCATGTCAGCCTTGTTGATCTCCGGTGGGAGGCTTGCGATCTGGGCTGCCGTCTGTGCGAAGACGTTGAGCTTGTTCAGATCGTGGCCGCGACCGAGGGCCTCAAGGCCGGTGGTGATGGTCGGACGGACCATGCTATTAGGGAGGGTCGGGAAGCGACCCTGACGCTCCATCTGGAAGATGATGCGGGTAACGAGCGGGAGCTGGAACTCCTGCGAGAGAACGGAGTAGACACCGCCGAGAGCATCTTCCAGCTCACCGGCCATGTATCGGATTTCTTCAGCGGTGACGCGATCCCCTCCCCGCTGGATGGCGGTGTTGAGGAGGAAGGCGAACGAGAGCCGCTGGGTGATCGCGGTGGCCGTGTCCTGCGCCACGCGGAAGTCGGCGTATTTCTGGACCTGCAGGACCGTGACGTCGTTGGCATTGCCCTGCTTGACGGCACCGTTCTTGGCCTCGGCAATCGTCTTCATCGACGTGGTGCCGTTCGGGTTCACGAGGAAGACAACTTTGGCAGCCGCAGCCGCGCCTTCGACGATGGCCTTGGTCAGGCCTTCAAGGGAGATCAGGTCGCCCAGGTATTCCTCGACGTGGCCGCGACCGTAGTCTTCGCCGTCGATCTTGGTGAAGCGGAGGACGATCCACGGGGATTTCTCGATGGGGTATGTGCCCTTCGAACCGGGAACCACCATGCCCTTCACTTCCTGACGGACGCGCCAGACGTTACCGTCGCGCCACACATGGGTGTAGAGATCGACCGTCTTCATCGTGTCGCCAGCAGGCTTGTTCTTTTCGGCATGGGTCTTGACCGAGTCAGGCAGCATGTCAGGCGCGATGCATTCCTTGACGACGAACTCAAGCACATTGCCCGAGGGGTCGCGCTTGACGACGTACTGGCTCAGCTTGAACACGCGCATGCCGCCTTCGGGCATGAGGAACAGGAGGACGTTGCCGCTGACGATGAGCTGCTTGATGGCCTCGAACGCGGAGACGCGGATGGCAGAGGTTTCGATCTCGCCCTGCACCGAGCGCTCGATCATGTTGAGGGCCTTCTCGACCTCCGCCCGCATGCCTTGCGCCTGCGTCATCTTCTGCAGGGTGAAGTCGTCCACCATGAGGCGGAAGAACGGGGAGTTCGGAGGGAAAAGGGAGAGGAGGAGTTTGGACGCGAGGTTGTTCACGCCCCGGGCACCGATGCCCTGATAGGGGGTCGGCAGCTTGGAGACTTCGGAATGCCCATCGGGGGGCATGAGCGAGGGGATGGTCAGCTTGGCAGCTTCCCGCGCCCTATCAAGGACACTCGATCTGGAAGTCTCAAGCTGCGAGTAGCGGGTGGCCGCTGTCGTAGACTGAGACACGGGTGATACCTGTTATTTTCTGGGGAGGTTGAGACTCGGACCAGCGGACCCAGAACGGGCGCTGCGCTTCAGGGGAATACGGAGGGAGTCAACGCCGGAACGCTTGGCGAGCTGGAGGTCGGTCTGCTTCTCCGGGGAGAGCGGAGCGGACTGGCCAATCGAAGCGGCAGGCTGAGCTGGTGCCGGGGGTGGAGGCGTGGTCGGAATTTTGGGCTGCTTGGGGGCTGAGCACATCAGGTGATTGTCCTGTCGAGGAGGTTGTCGTTCTGCTCCTCGAACTTGGACTTCAGAAATCTGATGACGCTGACCTGTCCTCCTCGCCACATCAGATCACCATAGGTCTCTTGGGATGCGGGGGCTTTCTCGGGGAAGGTTTCTTCCAAAGATCGAAGAAGCTCTAAGGGAATTGGAGGGAATTGATCCATGGGTAGATATCCATAAGGGAGGGGTAATTCAGACGGGGCTTCCGGCGACCTCTTTCAGGGCTGAGATCAGGTCTCCAGCACGGTCGGCTGGAATGCTGATCGTGGCGGTGCGGGTTCGCAAAACAAGAAGGCCCCCCTCTCGGGAGACCTTCAGGTTGCCACGGACGTTCTCGTTCGTGTGGTCGTCGATCATCGGCAGCGGTCGTCCACGGCCACCGGGGCGGCAGCCACCGGCTGATGGCGGTCGGCCATCCACATCCAGAACCAGAACGAATGGGCTGGGCTGTGGTAGATCGGGGCATGGTAGACGGTCGGCGCGTGGTAGACGGTCGTGCGGTTGATCACCGTGTTCGGGGCCGTGTAGCTGCGGCGCGCCGTGGTCGTCGAGGTGACCGAGGGTCGCCGCGAGAACGAGAAGCTGCGGGTCGATGACGGGCGGAACGAATAGCTCCGCGAGATCGAGAACCGTGCGCCGGCACAGGTGGGTGCGGGCGGGATGATCGCCACGGTGAAGGCGAGGACGAGCAGCATGGCTGCGACTAGTGCGAGAATGCCTCTCATGCGGGCTGGCCTTTCAGGATGAGGTCGTGGAGCGTTGGGGGCTGGTAGTTCGGTCCCTTGAGAACCTTGCCGTCTGCGCGGCGGATGGGCCTGCCATCGGCACCGAGCTTGGACATATTCGAGCGGTGGACGCGGAGGAATGCTTCCTCCAGCTCGCCGCTGTCGAAGACGAAGTCGATCACGTCACCGACATGCGGGGAGATGATCTTGTCGAAGGCCTCCTCGCGGAGCATCTCCGACCCTTCGACGACACCGGCTGCGTTGAACAGACAGGCCATCGCGTAGTGGAGATCGCAGATTTCCTTGAGGAGATGTTCGAGGGCTTCGTTGACCTCGGCTGCCTCTTCGAGAACGATCTTGAGGGCCAGCTCCGGGTCTTTGCGGACCTTGAAGGCCGAGGAGAACTCAGCCACCAAGGACATCGGTGTGTCGTTATTCTGCATTGAGCTTTCCCTCGGCGCGGTCCAGCTCTTCGAGTTCGAACTGTGCCATGGTGATGATCTTGTTGAGGTCGTAGCGGTGGTCGATCCCCTGCTTCTCCCCGAGGCGGTAGGCTGCCTTGAAGATATTGCCGACGTTGAAGTTCATCTGCTTGTGGGAGATCAGGTGCCGCAGCTCGGTGGCGTGCGAGGGCAGCTCGTAGTAGGCCGTAGAGCCGCCCGTGGACATGACCTTGGCGCGGGCCTTGAGGCCGAGCGGGGCGGTTGCCTCGGGGTCGGTCTGGGGTTCCGCACGGGCAGCCTCGGTGGTAGCCGGTTCGGGGTCAACCTCGGGGGCCGGGAGGAGCAGGACTTCGCCTGTCTCTTCGACCACCTCGAAGCGCTGCTTGGAGTGCGGGCCTTCCAGCTCGAACAGGGTGTAGGTGTTCTCGCCTTCGAGCTTGACCGAGTAGACCATGCCCGCGATCAACCCCTTCGCGAGGATGGCGTTGATGCATTTCACTTTCTTTACGGTTGCCACAGGATGGGTTCCTTAGTCTTGAAGTTGTAGTCGGAAGCGCGGAGGATGCGGGCCACGCGGGCCTGGACGAGGGCTTCCTCTTCGCAGAGGCCAGCCTTCTCGTAGGCCTCGACGACAGCGTCCCAGCCTTGGTGGTAGACAGGGTCCGCGCCAAGGATCGCCACGGCCTTCTTCGGGCCAACGCCGGGGCAGCCTGCGTAGCCATCCGTGGTGTCGCCGGTCAGGGTCTGGTAGAGGTGCCAGTAGTCGGCTTCTTGTTCCGAGACCTCGGTGATTTCCCAGCCACTGCCCTTGACGTTCCGGCAGAACAGGCCAGGAATTGTCTTCATGTCCTTGTCGATGGACACGATGACCCGCTCGTCCTTGCCCTTCACGGTGGCGAGAATGCCCATGCAATCGTCGCCTTCGAGGCCCGGTCGGAAGTAGGCACCAAGGTCGGAGATCATCCATTCCTTGATTTCCTTCAACACGATAGGCTTCTTCACGCTCGCCCGGTTGCCCTTGTAGGTGGGCAGGACGGCCTTGCGAAAGTTGCCCTCGGAGTCGGTCAGGCAGAGCTTGTAGGAAGAGCCGTGGAGTTCATCCATGGTCTCTTCGATCTGGGAGCGGACGCGGTCCTTGACCTCGTTCTCATCGACGTGCCACGTCCAGTAGCCGTCGCCCCAGTGGGTTGCCACCTCGCATGCGGAGGCCGCGCTGTACGCAATAACGTCAGCGTCGAGTAGTAGCACTCGGCTCATGGTAGTTCCTTGATGTGAGGGGGTTGGTTATTCGGGGCGGTAGCCCGGGCCGTGGCCATCTGGGTACTGGTAGGCATCGCAGACGGTGCCGCTGGTGTCCCAGTAGATCGGCACCTGTACGCCACCGACGTCCTGATAGGTGTAGTAGCCCGAGGTCTGGTAGTGCGAGCTGGCGCAATCGCCGTAGTCCATGTGTTCGCACGAGGCGAGCAGCAGCACGGCCCCGAGAGCGAGGAAGAGCTTCTTCATCAGAACCACCCCAGAACGCCGCCTAGGATGACCACCGGGACGCCGATGATGCGGCCAATGAACATGGTCGTGACGGGTTCGTTCGAAACGAAACCGGCGATGACGTGGCAAAGATTGACGATCCAGCCGAGAAGGAGAGACACGATGAGGATGAGGGACATGAGCTTAATCATGTGACAGACCTTTCAGGATGTAGAGGTAGGAGAGACCCTTGGGCGTGATCTGCCACATGCGGGTGTAGAGGCCGGTGGCCAGCTTGGTCGTGAGGAAACCATCACTGGCTGCCATCGCGATATGGTCGGCGTATTGCCGCGCAAAATCGGACTTCGTTTTGAACGGTGAAGTCCAAGCCCGTTCGAGAACTTCGAGCATGTTGTCACCTGTTGAGGAATGTGCGGACGCCGACCATGAGGATGAAGAAGGCGATGGCGAAGTAGATAGCCGCCTGCCCGTAGGCAAGCAGCTCTGTCGGAGTTGGCATCAGTGGGTTTCCTTCCAGTTGGAGCCAGACTTCCACTCGCCCGCAATGGGGCACCGGAAGTTGAAGTGTTCACCAGCCTTGCGCATGGCATCGGTCACGATCTTGCCGACCGTTTCCTCAAGGCCCTTGCGGACCTCGAACTGCATTTCGTCGTGGACGTGCGCAACCTGTGCGAAGTCCTTGCCCCAGACGAGGCCCGCAGCGATGAGGTCTTCGTAGGCAATGATAGTTGCGACCTTGGCGATGAGAGCACCTGCTGATTGAAGGAGGACATTGAGGGCGGCATGCTTGGAGCGGACATGCAGCTTGCGACCGTCGAGGCCGAGGAGGTAGCCACGGTCGGCGGCGATCTCGACTGCGTCGATCAGCTTCTTCAGAGCGGGGAGCTTCTTCAGGAACGCCTTGCGCAGCCTGATGCCGATCTTGCGCTGTTCCTCTTCCGAGGCCTGAGGCGCAACGATGCTGCCGATCTTTACCGGGCCTGCTCCGTAGAGGAAGGCGTAGATGAAGGTCTTGGCGTTGTTGCGGGTCGGCAGCCCAGCGGCATGCTGGTTCTCGGTGTGGATGTCACCGTTGATGACGATCTCGCCGTAACGGCCACCGTCATACCGCGCCATGAAGTGAGCAAGGCATCGAAGCTCAAGGCCGGAGAGATCGGCCCCAACCAGTGAGTAGCCATGGCGTACAGTGAATAGCTCACGGCACTCAGCGCCATATGCTGCGCCCACCGAAGGAACCTGCGCCACGTTCGGGTTGCTGTGGGTGCAACGTCCGGTGACAGCTCCGGTGGTGTTGACACTGCCGTGAATGCGGCCCTGTCGAGCGAGCTTGAGCCACGCCTGTTCGCCCTCCGCAAGCTGGCCGATGCGCTTCTCAACGAGGAAGTGCTCAGCAAGTAGCGCAGCCTCGGGGTAAGGCAGCTTCTGGAGGATGGTTTCGTCGATCTTGGCCTGACCACTGGTGGTGAACTCCTCGGGTTCCCAGCCCATGGCCATCAGCCGGTCACCGATCATCTGGCGAGATGACGGATTGAAATCGACGTAGCTGACCTTGGTGAAGGGTTCGCCCTTGACGTAGCCTCGGGACTTGTTGTTGACTTTCGGGATGAAGACTTCTTCGACCCGCTTCGGGGGGAATGCGGTCTGCAGTTCCTGCGATAGCTCCAGCCTGCGCTTGACCAGCCGCTGGTAGAGGTCCACGGCCTTGGTGCTGTCGAAGGCGAAGCCGTGGCGTTCCTGCTTGGCGATGATCTCGCAGAAGTCGTGTTCGATCTTCACGGCCTGCTCAGGCAGCCCGAGCTTGGCGAAGTGGAAGTAGAGCTTCTCGGTGACCAGAACGTCCTGTTCACAGTAGGACTGCATCTCGGGAGACCAGAGCTGCCAGTCGGTGTCCTGACCGAAGTCGCCCTTGTAGAAGCCCAGCCGGTAGCCCCAAGCCTTGAGGCCGTGGGAACCGATGAGCTTGCTGGGGTACTGGACGCCGCTGAACTGGGCAGCCTGCTTCTTGATACGGTCGAAGTCTCGATCCGCCAGGTTGCCGTACATGAGGCGCGATAGCACCAGCGTATCGGTCACCTTGTTCCGGGGCTTGAACCACGGATAGATGAGCTGCAATGCGGGGATGTCGAACTTGATGATGTTGTGGCCGATGATCTCGTCACCGAGCGCCAGCTCGTCAACGGCCTCGTTGATGTCCACGATACGTGCCCCGTTCGGGGAGTGGTAATGGTGGCAGTAGGGAGGCGCGACACCGGAGATGATCTCGCCGGTATCAAGGTTCTTGAGCACCAGCGAGTGGATGCGGTCCCTCGGGTCCAGAAGCCCATTGGACTCCAGATCGAAGAAGTAACGTTTCATTGTGAATGGTCTCTCTCGGGAGAACCCGGTTGTGTGGGGGTTAGCGGCGCATCCAGCGCCGATGCCACTCGCTCTCCGTCTCGTCTGGGAGGCGGAAGTCTTCGACCTTCATGAGGTCTGCGAGGGGGCTGTCGGTGGTGAGGAACGGGGTGTAGGTCCAGCCGCCATCCTGTGTTTCCCGCTCGATGTCGAAGCGGACCACGGAGAAGCTGGCGTCTGGTGATGGGCAGTAGCCGGGGCGGTAATCGCAGGGGAACAGGCTGGGCCGGATGGCAACCTTGAAGCAGTTTCCCTCGCGGAGAGCATGCTCGCGGCGCAGACGGACAGAGCCGAGGACGCGCTTCGGGTTCTTGCTATCGACCACGCGAACGGTGCGGCTGAGCGCGTCCCGCATGCCGAGCCGGGAGGCCAGCTCGCGGGCGTTCTTGATGCCCTGCTCTTGGAGAACGGCGTCGATCTCCATCCACTCGGTCAGGTCGCGACCAAGCAGTCTCGTGATGGTTTCCATATTCTACTCGCTTGTGGATAGGTTAGGTCAAAAGTCCGAGCCGCCTGAAGCGGTCTCATCTCGGAAGCCGTGGGACTTGCCCTCGGATGGGGCCTCGCGCTCGTAGAGCAGGCCGGTGTCGCGGTCGTAGCCGAAGTAGATCAGCTTGCCGGTGGCATCGCCCGTGTACCGGTCCTTGAGGATGCGGAAGACGGTGCAGGATGCGATGTCAGGGTTCTCGTTCTGCTGGTCGCGCTCCATGCCGAACATGTAGAAGGACCAGAAGCCGATGGCGCGGGAACCCTTGAAGTGCTTGATCATGACCCGCCCGCCTTCCTCGTGGGGCTTGCCCTCGGGGGTGGACAGGTGGGAGACGAACAGGATGATGACGTTCAGCTCCTGAGCCAGACCGGCCAACTCGGCCATGATCTTCTCAAGCGCCTTCTTCTCGTCATCCTCGGCTGCCGCGAGGGCCGTGAGGTGGTCGAGGTAGAAGATGCGAACGCCTTCGGAGTGAGCGAGGAACCGGATGGTTTCCCTGATCACGTCCCAGTCGGTGGAACCGAAGCTGTCGTAGAAGAACAGGCCGGTGTCGCGGAGCTTCTCAAGGCTTGCCTTCAGCTCGTCCTTGGTCCAGCCCGCCCGTTCCCGGGGGATATGGAATCGCTTGCCGCCAAGCTTGCCAGCCAATCGCTTGGCCGTCTCGCGGGGCTTCTGTTCGAGGAAGATCGCGCCGACCTTCTCGCCCAGCACCGTGCAGTCATAGGTGATCTGCTGGGTGATGAAGTCCGTCTTGCCGATGCCGGTGCCCGCGCCCAGAGCGTAGACCTCACCGAGCCTGCGGCCATAGGTGTACTCGGTCAGCGCTGGGGAGAACCACGGCAGGCCGACGACGACGTCTTCCATGCAGTCGTCCATGATGTCCTCAAGGGACACGACACCGTCAGGCCGGTAAGCCTGCGCCTGCCAGATGGCCGAGATGACTTCCTCGCCGCGACCGGCAACGAGCATTTCACCGGCATCCTTGAGGGGAAGCTTGGCGACCTTGGCCTTGCCCGTGGGCAGAACCGTGAGGGCTTCGAGCGTGGCAAGACGGCCAGGTTCATCGTTGTCGAACATGAGGATGATCTCATCGAACGAGCTGACCCACTGGAGCTGGTTGGCGATATCCTTCTTGGCAGACTGGGCACCGTTGCGGATCGACACGACCGGCCACTTGTTGCCCTGTATCTGGGACACGGCCATGGCATCGATCTCACCCTCGGTGATCACGAGCTTGCGGCCACCGGCAGCCCACAGGCGTTGCCCGAAGAGCTGGGCATCCTTCATGCTGCCGAAGCAGGTGAAGTCCTTGGAGCCGTCTGCCTTGGGAGCGAAGCGGATTTTCTGGGCGACCATCTCGCCCTCGTCGTTGAAGTAGGGAGCGATCTGGACTTTCTTGCCGTTGTATTCGCCCACCTGATAGCCGAACTTGCGGCACGTTTCTTCGGTGATGAGCCGAGCCTTGAGCGGCACGTACTCTCCGCCGATCAATTCCTTGGCCATGCGTTTTCCTTGGGGGGTTTGGGGTTCGGAACCGTCGCCCTTCTCGAAGTAGCCACACCCAACGCCGAAGCAGTGGGCATGCCCATCGGAGTAGCGGGCGAGGTTGTCACGGGAACCGCACTTCGGGCACGGTTCCTTACGGAGAAGGGAGGAGTCATTCATGGGGAGGGTCTCAGTAGTAGCGCTGGGTGAACCAGTGGGAGACGAGCCAGCCGATGACGAAGCCGATCACGATGCCGCCTGTCATCAGAGCCACCAGTCGTCGGGCGGGCAT